GTTGTTGATAGTCCTACTCCAAGAATGAACAACGGAACCATTGGCGGTTCCCCATTGAAAGATGTAGGAAATATGGATTGGAAAGATATTCATAAGATGGTAGAAAATGTAGGTGGACAATAATGCCGGAAAAAGTTACAAGACAAGAAAAAATAATCAGCCTTGCTATTGAAAAAGCAAGAAAGGCTAAAGAAGAATTGAGCGCAAAAAAGAGAATGAACATAGAGCCTACTCAAGTAAAAGAAGTAGATACTAGCGTAGAGGAAGTTAAGATTAAGCGACCTAAAGTACAAGATGCTTCTAAGATTACTAATCAAACTCGAAAAGATGAAGGGTATGGTTTAGCGGGCGAGAGTTTAAAAAAAGCAGAAAGAACAATAGAGAAAGATAATGAAGCCTACGATAAAGCAGTTAGACTACTTGAATATGAATTTAAAAATGCCCTTAGAAAAATAAAGATTTTTGGGAAAGCATCGTCATTATCTTCAACACCTAATTTAAAGGAATTAGAAAACGCACTCAAGGGCATGGAAATTAATATTGATAGAAAAGACCATAACAACCTTAGATTAAAACAAGGAAAGGAAAATGTGTCAAGTTATAGCGAATATAGAAGAAGCCTAGAAACCCCCGAAGAAAGAGAAAGAAGAGTTAGTTGATGCTATATGCCCCTCCTTATTGAAAAGGATAAGTCAATATCCACAGATATTCTAAGACTCTTTGAAAGAACAAGAGTCGCTTATCTTTCAGCAAGAACCGACCCAAAAGAATACGGTTCTAAATGGAGAAACGCAGTAAATAAAATTAAAGAAGCATATGAAATGAGCGATGCTCTTTCAAATGAACTTAAGGATTACATTGAGGAAGACCTACTAGAATCTAAAGATGCTTCCGACCCAACAACAAACAATGCTGAAAAATTATATCAAGGAATTAAAGCATTAAGATATTCTTCGGAAGAAGTTAGTGACCCTTTCGCTAAAAAATTTAAAGGTAATGTATTAGAAGCATTATTAGGTTCACCCGAACTTATGATTAAGTTTGTTCACTATGCTATTAGAGAAGATGATAAAGCACTACCTAAAGAAGCATATTCAATTAAAGATATGAAGCCCGATGATATTACTGAAGGTTTAACTGGGCTAGACTTAGAAGTTGATGATGTTGCACTTTACATTATAGAGCATTATGGCGACGATAAAGATTCTAAGAAAGTGGAGTCTAAGGTGAAGGCCGCTATGAATATGCTAGAATTAATATTCTTATCTAAGAACACTAAAGAAGAGTGGCTTGAATTAGAAGACATAGATACAGATGTAGATGAAACTAAAGCCAAGGATGAAACTGATAAAGATAAAAAAACTATCTTGAAAGAAAAGAAATCTGATGAAGAGAAAGCCCAAAGTGATTTTATTATTCCTAACAAACCAATGTATAGAATATTTACAATAGAAGATATGAATGAACTAAAAGGGTTTAGTGGAGAATACTATGTCCAAGAAAAATATGATGGATTTAGAATACAACTTCATAAAATAGATAAGAATATAAAAGTCTATGATTATACAGGTAAAGATATATCTAGTAAATGTAAAGACGCAATAGAAGAATTGAAAAAGAAACAATTCGGAGACTGTATATTAGATGCTTCATTAGTTTTATTTGACGGAGAGGATTCTCTTAAAAGAAAAGAAGCGGTAGAATACTTAGAAGGAAAAAGAGAGGGCAAGGCTAGAATTCATGTGTTTGATATTATGAGACACAACGAAGAAAATCTCATGGAAGATACATTACAAAACAGAATGCAAATAATGTTCAATAACTATTCTATACATTCTAGTGAAGCCTTAACATTCCCATCTAAAAAAGATACAAGAGTTGCTGATAGTCTAAAGGATGTTGAAGAGTATGCTAAGAAGATTATGGAAATGCCTACTGCTGAAGGTGCTATGATTAAAGACTCTACATCAACTTACTACTTAGGAACAAAGAAAAACCCTAAGTGGATTAGATGGAAACCTTTTGTTGAGTTAGATTTAATTGTACTTGATAAGAAAAAGAGTGGTTCTAACTTTTCTTATAAGTTAGGGGCGGGGCCAGTTGAAGAAGATGGTGAAAAAATAGAAGGTGTAAATTATCTTAATGTAGGTAGTGCTACTAATACTAAGGTTTCAGCAGATGTCGGAGAAGTTGTTAGAGTTTCTATTGATAAAGTAAAACAAGTTAAGGGTAAGCCAGTTGTTTATTCAGCAAAGATAAATGAAATTGCTGAAAGTAAGACACCGGACAAGTTAGTTACTCTACAAATGCTAATTAATGATACGGATAAGTCTTTGAAATATAATGTAGAAGAAGTAGAGAAAGGGATTGTAGTTTCTGACCATATTCACGGCGAAGCCAATATTATAATCAAAGGAGACATGGATGGTTTTACTATCTATGGATTTGAAGAAGACAATCTAATGGCCAAGAATGCACTAATGGATTTAGACCTGTGGAAAGAACAGGCAGAAGAAATAATGAAAACAAAACAATCTAAACTTACTGTTGCTATATTTAATTTCTTAAAGGAAAAGGGCGCACAAGTACCGAAAGTTGTTCATAATTTCTTAGTAAAAAATCACAAAAAAGAATATCAAGACATACTAGAAAGTAAAGAAAGCCGAGTAAAAGATTGGTTTGAGAATAGAGATGGAATATCTTTTGATGCTAAAACAAAAAAGTTGTTTGCTGAACATGATAAGATATTAATGGACACCATTAAAAAAGAATATGAAACTCCCGAAAAATACAGAAGTGGTGAGTTTAAGGTATATCTTAGAGATGATGATAATCTAAATATTGTTATGAAGTTAGGCGATGAGAGCATCAACTGGATGGTAAGATTAGATAGTAAAGATGACATCTTTGAATTGTTTGGCAAGGCCGGTAAGTTCCCTGCTATGGTTGCTAAGAATATATCTAAGCGTAAAGTCATCGACAGTGGAGATGTTAAATTAGGCGTTCAAAAGGAAGGCTACCATGAGTATTTCTTAGATGGTAATAAGTTTGAAACTAAACTTCATGTTAGAATGCTTGAAGTTAAAGGAAAAAGAATGTGGCTAGCATGGACAGGCTATGAACAAAAACCTGCTGATACTGATAGTGATAGAGGACTATGGAATATTTATGAAGATAAATACAGTAGTCTTGAATTACCTCCAAATGAGGACTAATCGTTTAAAATAACCGTGTGTATTATATATCAAAAGGAGATTTTTTCCTTTTGAGCGAAATGTCATCGGCAGTATTAGCAACGAGAAATGATGGGTTCTCCATCCTCAAGGCTAGAAGCGACGATTTGATGATAGGCGGCTATGCCAGTATAGAGATAGTTGATAAGCAAAATGACTTAATCACACTAAAGGCACTTAATGAAGCAGTTACTAAATTTATGGGAGACTCTAAATTTAGAAATGTTATGACAAACCATTCCAATGTTCAAGTTGGAGAAGTTGTAGATTCTTATAGAGATACTAGCGGGCGACTATGGAAGTCCGAAGTAGATGATGTAGGTTTCTTTGTAGTAATTAAACTACGAGACGATATAGAAAAAGCCAAGGAAGTTGGCAGAAACATTCGCAAAGGGTCATTAAGGTCTTTTAGCATAGGAGGCCAAGCCCTCCAAAAAGTAAAGAAAAGCCACGAAAACTTAGGTGATTATAATGAAATCAGCAAGTTAGAGTTGCATGAAATTACTATATGCGAAAAAGGAATTAACCCCGAAGCGAGGTTCGATATTTTGAAACAAGATAAAGGAGACATAAACATGAGTGAAAAACTAGAAAAAGCATTAGCGGAGTTAGATACTTTGCTAGAAGAAGTAAATACGCTTCGTAAAGAAGAAGAGATAGATGAAAAAGGCCATACTGAAGAACATGAAATGGCTGATGAAGAAGGGGACATGGAAAGAGGAAATTACATGGACAAAGAAGACGAAGAAGACATGGAACTGGCTGATAAAGAAGGGGACATGGAAATGGGCGAGTATCAAGATGAGGAAGCAAAGGCTTACTTAAGAACTCTTGATGGTGCAGGAAACCAAATTGGAGAACCTGCTGACCGTATTGTAATTAACAATGGTAAACCAACTTCATCCGATATGCCAGTAGTAAAGTCTTTTGGTAACGGTGAATTTGACACACTAGATTTGTCAGTTGGAAACATCGAGAAGGCTTACGAGGCTTTCCGACAAGAGCAGTTAGAAACTCTTGCTTATGATAACCTAAAGAAATCATTCCAAGCAAGATTCGCTACTGAAGTTACATCAAGAGAAAACACAATCGCAAAGGCAAACTATGATGCGGCTAGCGAGATTGCTTCTCTTAAAGATGAATTTACACAACTAAGGAAATCATTGACCACAGAAAAGGAAACTATTCTAAAGGCTCAAGAAGAAGTACAAGCAAAACTCCCAAGTATGGATGAAATGGCTAACATGGATTGGTCGGACATTCACAAGATGGTAGGGGGAATTTAAGATGACAGGATATATTAATACAATCGCAGACTTAGAAGCAAGCACATATGGAATAAACAATCTACCTGCCGGTAACGCTCTTTTGAAGCAAGCCGGTGCTATTGGTGGAATACACACAGGACACGATGGTTCTCCGGCATTCTCCGGTAGTGCTGTTAGTGATGTATCTGCACTTTACAATATTGTTTACGGACAAAAAGTATGGTCAATGTTGAATAGAGAAGTTAACGCTCTTTCAATGATTTCAAAAAGACCTTACAGTTCTAGCGGATGGAGAGTTCTAAAGTCAAGACCTTCCGGTGGAAGCGGTAACTTGTTTACTGTTGATGCAAGTGGAACAGAAAACTTAGCAGAACTAGGTTCGGATAGCCCAAGAGCAGATATGATTGGTGGTGTACCGGAGAATGCGGCACTATCAACAGCACAAGATGGACTTGGCCCGATTGCACCAACTTACGCTCAACTAAACATGAGTCCTAAAGTAGTTGCACACCAATTTGATTTCAGTGAACTTGCTATGGAAATGGCACAAATTGATGATGGAATTGGCGATATTAGAGCGCAAATGCGTGAAGATATGGGTAAGCACCATGCTGAAGTACAAAACAAAATGTTGGTTATGCCACTAGAACATTATGGTGAAGTCGCCGCTATGCCAAATATCGGAAACAACTATACTTCTCTAAACAAGGTTATTACCTCAAGAGCAGAACTATTAGCAATTGATGGTGGAGTTCTAGCAACTGATACAACATCCGCTTCTAACGCACTAGGAAAAATCTACGGTAGTGAAAGATTCTCCGCAGCCTCTTTCCTTGATGCAGAAGTAGACTTTGGTAGTGGCTACGCCGCAGGAAATGTTCGTTCATTGACCCTAACAAGACTTAACGATATGATTAGAAATCTAAAATTAGCCGGTGGTTCTCCAAAGGTTATTCTAACTGGATATGATACAATTCAAGCACTTGCTGATTTGTTACAAAGTCAAGAGAGATTTATGGACAGAAAAGAAATCGTACCAACAGTAAACGGTGTTAGAGGAACTAAAGGCCAAGAAATGGGCTTTAGAGTTGCTACTTACTACGATATACCACTTATCCCAGTTAAGGATATGTGTCAAACTGGCGGTGCTTCAACAAAACTAAGTGACCTATTATTCCTTGATACAGACCATTTGTGGCTTTCAGTAATGAAACCTACACAATACTTTGAAGACGGAATCGCTAATGGTAATCCATTTGGTGTAGGAACTCTAGGAAACAGGGCTTTGTATCGAACAATTGGTGAAGTAGGATGTTCCTTCTTCCGTGGTCAAGGAAAGATAACAAACATACAGTGAGGAAAAAAGGAGAGGATATATATGGCAAAAACACAAGTAATATTAGGCGAAATGAACTTAGAAGGAAACAGAAAGATGGCTTTTGGAACAATTACAGAAGATGCGGCTACAACGGAATTAGTTTTAACAGGATGGACTTCTGTTGAAATTATGACTACTAGCCCTATGGGTAATGGAGTTAGGGCGGCAAATGCAGCAACTCATTCAATTGATGAAACATTCCCTGTTGCTAGTTCAGTTGTAGGTGGAATAAATACAGTTTCTCTTACACTAGACATAGTTTCAGATGAATTGTTGAGTTGGATTTGCATTGGACAGTGAGGTGTTTTAGTTGGCACAAGTACACACAACAACATTATTAGCAGACCATAAGGGCGTTTCTCGCCCTAAAGTTTGTGGTGATGAATACATGGTTGATGCAGTAGTTGATGTAACTTCCCATCTTGCTTCGGGTGCAATAATACCTGCTAGCGACTTTGGATTATCTACAATTCATTGTGCAACAATCTGTGGAACAGAAGGCGCAAACGCTCATGTTCCATCTTTGCTAACAACCGCAACCGGCGGATATACTTCATCAACATCAATAGCGTTAATGTTTACGGCATTAGACGGAACAAACGCTACTGTTGCTAATGATGCAGACCCCGCCTGTGCAGTTAGACTACGAGTTTGGGGAAATCTTTGAGGGATTTAATTGGTAACAGTTAAATTAACTGATGATTCTAAAATCGGTAGGCTTAACATTACACCAAAACAAGAAATAACAAGGAAAGAAGAAGCGACAGTCTCAGTAAAATGGGCTGTCCTTCGTCTTTCCGACCCTAATTATTTCTTTAGTTTTGGCGAAGAAGACCGTGAAGAGTTGTTAGCACTTAATGAAAAACTAGTTCTAATGGGTTGTAAGGAAACAGGAAAAGACATTTCAACTGTTAAACAATTAGCAGATGAACTACTTCCTAAGAAAGAAGTTATTCGTAAGAAACCAACTCTTAAACCTAAACCAAAACCTAAACCAAAGGCAAAAACTCTTTCAAAATCAAAGAAAGAGTAATCGCTACATTAAATAGGTGGAGTCTTTCTCCATCAAATGAACAGGTGATAGTATGACGGGCATAGGCGGTTGTAGAAGTAGTGGAGTATTGGGCGCAAGCGCAATTGTAAGTAACGAAAATGCTAAGTTAATTAGCATACATGCGGCAATAACAATTGCAGGAAACGATGCAGTTACGATTAAGGTTTTCAATGGAACAGATAACAGTGGAACAGAAGTGGCTAGAATATTTCATTCAGTAACAGGACATTACAACTTAGAATATGACATGCATGGGGTTCTATGCAGAAGTGGAATATTCTTGGAAGTAACAGAAGTAGGAAGTTCTACGGCCAATGTTTCTGTCGAGTTCAACTGAGGTTTTATTATGGCGGCACTAAGTCAAGACACAAGATTAGTTATGACAATTTTATTTGTCGGAACAGTTAGCGGAGCGAATGTATATTTCTATGCGGCATACGGTTTAGGATTTCCTTACGGCGCATTAGCACATTCTGTCTTATTTGGTCTTATTACAGTAGGGGCAATAATGGTTATGAAAGCATTGTTTGACCTATCACTAAATGATAAGATTGAGATAAGACTACTAGACAGACAAATTGAAAATCATTTTCAAAGACTACAAAGAGAAGAACAAATCAAAACTAAACTACAGGATAGTATGAAGCAGTTCGGTACAGTAAGGCGAGAAAACTGGCGTGGTAATGTTATGGCTACTGAAGACTACGACGACAATACAATAGGAAATGAATTTCTAGCAACAATACAACAATAGGTTGTGGTTGATTGGTCTTTGGCGACATAATGGGTTTTAGTGAATCCGACTATGTATATAATCAAAGTCGGGCGCATTCGGCAGATATGTTCTTCATAAAAATGAAGATGTATTTTTGGGGCGGCTGTCTAGGATTGTCTGCTTTTCTAGTGGGTAACATAATGGGAGTCTTTGACATAAATATAATGGGATGGCTTATAGCGAGGGCAAAGGATATTTGGGGGCATTGATATGTCCATAATGACAGGCTTTGCTATTTTAGTAGGGGAAGCAATAATAGGATTCTACAAAAAAGTTCATGCAATTAACTTTGGAGTTTATGGTTCTACTATGGTTGGTAAAACAACTCTTAGTCATCAACTTAGAACAAGGGGCGAAGTTCCCACAATAAAGGATAGAACCGTTGGTTTACATAGAGCCACTAGAAAGAATGTTAAGATTGATGGTAGTTCTCATACAATTAAGAGTGCTGACTTAGGAGGGGAAGCAATCTATTGGAAAGAATGGGTTAAGGATATGCAGAAGCGTAGAGTAAGATATGTTATTTTTATGATAGACCATAGACATTTAGATTCACCTTCTAACTTAGACCACCAATTAGCATGGAAGTTTCTAGTAGATACTATTGTAGCAGATAGGTGGCCTTCGGGTAGAAAGAAAAAAGAATCGGATTATCCAATAGCCGTAGGAATATGGGGAAACAAGTATGATATGTGGGGAGAGAAGTATAAAAGTAATAACCCTATAGACAAACATGAAATATTTGAACCTTTTAAGTATGGAATGAGGCAGTTGAATGACAAGGGAATACCTTGTTTTAAATATATAGTATCGGCTAAGTCCGACCCCGAAATGGTGTATAAAGGAATAACTACTATGATAAAGGATTATTGAGGAATGAAAGATGTATCAGCAACCGAATTTAATACAGACGCAACAAATGAAGAGTGCTTTTTTACCTAAACTGCAACAATATAGGGCAGTTGGGCCAATTGAAGACTATCAATATGATGCGCTAAAGCCAAAGAAGCAGATGAAAGAAATAAAGAAAGTATTACTACCGGAAAAGAAAAAAATTCTTTTCTTAAAATACGGCCACAAGTTTAACTTTAAAGATAGATGTGTAGTATGTGGAACTCACCATATTTGGGAAGCAGGAGACTACTTAAGGCCACCAATACCACTAGATAATGTTGAGAAAGGAAGACCACTAAGGGGAACTTACTGTCAAAAGCATGCGGCTATTCATAAACAAATGGAGATGCTACAACAACAAATATTAGCAGATGAACATGGGTTAGATTTTAAAGCGTTTATTCCTAAAGCAAAAATGCCTAATATGTTAAAAAGACAACAATTAAACAACTTAACTAAAGAAGATGTTATGAGGCTGACTAGCATGGGGTGGAACATAACGCCACCAACACCGGCTACTGATGCAGAAACACAAATAGCGGAAATAGTTAGATTGATGGCGGAAATACAATTAAATACAGAAAGAGTTAATTATCTAATTAAAGGAGAACAGGGTGAGTGATATGGGAGTATTCGGAACAAGTAACGGAACAGTGTTGGCATCGGTACAACAACAAAGCGACCAACAATTTAAGAATGTAAATAACTTACTTTCTTTACAAGAAAACCATGTAGAAGAATTCTTTCAATATCATGGACAACAGTTTCTAACACAAATGGAAAATCTTATGGAAGATGTTGTAGAAAGAGTAGTCAGCAAAATGTTGGCTAAGTTACAATTTACAACAGATTCTACAACAGGTATGTTGAAGATACACAACGATGCTATGAGAGAATTTGAAAAGATTACCGCAGAAAACATTGAGTTAGATATTCAAAAAGTATTAGATGCGGCAATCAATACAGAAGTTGTTAATCAAAGAAAGTTAGCAAAACAACAATATCTTGAATCTCAAGGATTTAGTGGCGGTGGCGGTATGCAACAAATGGCACAACCAACAGCAGGTATGGCAGTAGCGGGATTAACGGGTAACACACAACAATATCAACAAATGCAAGGTGCTATGAATAATGGTAGTGGTTATCCAGTTCCACCAACAGGCACAGATAATTATGGAAGACCATATTGGATAGATGCTCAAGGACAAATGAGTTACGAACCTCCACAAAGCGGTTTAGGTTTAGGCGGAGCAATTCAAAAAGGTGCTGCTTGGGCTAAATGGTTAATGTGAAGGTGGTCTTTTGAAAGTAGACATCTTAGGTGGCTCTATCCCAAATTGGAACGAAGAAGTTGCTTTAGAGTTTTTTAAAGAGTATGTTGTTGTTGGAGTTTTAGATAAAAAACAACAAGTTAGGTTAGGGGATAGCAATGAAAATGCTAATGAGATAAATAACATATTGGAGTTAGATGAAGTCAAGCAGTATAATACTGGTACTAAGATAGTGGATGAATATAAAAAAACATATAAGCAGGGACTAGATAAACTAAAAAATACTCCTATTAAAGAACTTATTGAAAATAAACCACTTAAACAAAAATATGAATCAATAAAAACTATTGAATCTTTGATGGATAAAGCACCTAATGAATTAAGTAGGGCAGTTGTGTCGAGAATATTAGAATCCCCTACTGATGAAAAAGATACTAAGATTGCATTAAAGGAAGGTATTGATAATTACGATAGTTATTTTGATAGTTTGTATAATGTTACAGAAAAGGAAAGTAATGTTAAGAATGGTAAGAAGATTACTAAAACAGTTACATTAAATGAAATGAGTAATTTTAGAGAGGGTGCTAAGTTTAAAAAGTTAGTAGAGTTAGGCTTTACTAATATTAGCATTAAAGGAGAAAATAAAGCAGGTCAAAGTTATAACTTGATTGAGGCCGTAGGTAATCAAACTAAAGCAGGTGATATTACTAGTAGAAAGGATGGTTTTAAGTCTAAAAAAGAAGTTACTTCGGGAGGAAAAACATTCCAAACTCGTTTCGCAATGGCAGATGATAGTAGAGGAACTACAGTAAGAGGATTAGACTTACAAGAAATACCATTATATTTAATTAATAAGATAGGTAATAATACTTTAAGAGAAATAAAAGACGGTAGTAGGATAGACCCTTTAATTTTAGAAGGGGCTGTTAAATATGATAGAGATAATAAAGAAACTGTAAAGAAATATAAGTTTCTTGATAGTGTTCCTAAGATGTTAGAAGGTTTAGAAAAAACTGTTCTCAATGAACTTAGAAAAGAAATGATAGACATTGAAAGAGATTTAGAAGATAAGAGTATTTACGAAGATAAAGAAACTGAATCGGGAAGAAGAATAAAAGAAGGCTCTAAGTTTGCTCCCGAACAAAGCGAAGTTATGGGTTTAGCAAAAAAGAAAATGGTATCAAATAAAGTTGCTAAAGAAATAGTTGAGTTACATAATAAACTTAAGAGCGATGACGATAAGAAAATTCCCTTTGAAGAAATAATAGGGATTGGTTTGAGTGGGATAGACTATAGTAGTGTTAAAGAAATTAAAAAAATACCATACGGTGTATTCTTTAAAGGTCAAAATAAATCCATAGAAAGTACACTATCCGCAGGAAATTATGTAGCGACTGAAAAGCAAAAAATAATAGCAGAAAAAGCACAAGCCATGTTTAGTTTAGAAGAAGATACATATTCCGAAGCAAATAAAAAAATAAAAGAATTGAATGTTTTTAAAGATAGTCCCGTTTCATTTGATGACCCTAAAGAGTCACTACAAAAAATATTACTTAGATATTTAAATGATTTAGAATATGTTTTTGATATAGAATTTGTCATGACTAAAATAACAAAGACTACTAATAAAACAGAAAAGAATCCTAAAGGTACAACTAAGAATAAAACAGAAATAAAAAGATTCAACGCTAAAAGAAAACAAATCATCTTCAAAGGTGGCGGCCTTAATCCTATTCCAAAACCAAAAAGACAAACTACCAAGATATTAGAAAGCAAAACTAATATCTCTAAGGTAAATACATTTATTAATTCTATTAGAAGTAGAGTTGATACACTAGAGAGAGGAATTTAATATGGCAATAGCATCATCCCCAAGCGACTACACTTCTATTGATGTAGATTACTCTACAGGAAAAGGCTACTACACAGACAAAGGAGCAGTTTCCGATATGCTACAAATACCTGCATTTAGTTCT